TATTTTACATGCTGCATTGGCAGGAGGACACGGCGGTTGAGCGCATTTGGTAGTATCATGAACATTTAAAGGAATCGCAACTCCTTCACCCGTACAAGTTCCTGTAGATACTGCTGCTAACGATGCTGGCATTATTCTGAATATGAAGTTGGTTCTGAAAGTTGTGCAACAGCATTAGGATCATGTTCGTCCGATGCTGATACAATATTATTTAGATTAGGTTCGTCAATAGAAATTGCATCTTCATAGTATCTGTTACACAAAGATTCATATGGATTTCCATATCTATTAATTGCTTGAGCGAAAGTTAAAGTTTCAAGTAATCTATCATGAAGTATTTCTAAGTCTCCTGAAAATTCATAATCTCGACATCCTTCATAAACATATTGCTGAGCAAATTGAGTCTTTACATAAGATCTACTGTATCCTCCAAAATAAGTTGGTGAATACGGTAAAGAATATGTACCATATGGAATACCATATTGTTGTCCATCCTCCTCCCCAGAATAAAATGATGGGGTAAAATATAATTGACAGAAAGCATCAGCAAGATCTACATTTGAAGCTCCATGCTCATCCTTCAAATCTTCATATAACGACATTAAAGCAGAATCATTTAATAGACATTGAGTACATGGTCCTTTTTCATCACCCTCAGTTTCTAGATTTTTACCAGCAACCTTTACTCCAAGATGAACTCTCATGAAAGTATTCTTTCTTGGATCTGGACAGAAATTTTGTACTAGGTATTTTCTATTTCTATCTGAACATGGTAGATTGAAGAATCCATAATTTACAACTTTTACTGCTGCTCCATCATAGATTATAGTTCTATTAGCATCTTCGTCCATCTGCCATAGAGAATTTATATTTTTCTCATATTCAGCATCAATTTGATTGAGAGTTGTTTGGAACTTTTTATCAGACTCTCCAGAAACAAATCCGTACTGTCTATAAAACTTTCTAAACTCTCTTCCATAATAC